CTGTAAAATTAATAGCAGTCTTATTATTAGGTGGAATCAGAATAGCTTCCTGATACAACCTTTTTCTTAAATAATAAGTCTTAGTTGTTGTACTGTCATTAGGATTGATACCAACTATTACTTGATCACCAATACCCAATCCATGAGGTGTTGCTGTTTCCATCAAAGCAACACTTTGATTTACTTCAAATGGATTCAGTCCATCGCTAAGAGAAGTTAGTGTTACTATTTTTGTTCCAGAAGTATTGAATAGATTACTTGACTGTAAGAAATAGTTATCATCAACAATCCATGTACCAGTAAGAACCTTGATCTGGACTGTGTTTTGAGAAGTTGTTCCTTCTAATACTTCAGCAGTAGCGATAGGTGCATTGACACCATCAGTCAAACTTAATGTAGCACCTTTAGTATAAGAACTTCTTTGGTCTAATAAGACCAAGAAAGTTTTAATAGATGCAGAGAAGGTTCCTGTACTATCAAAAGTTCCATTTACATTTCTAAGAACAATTGTATTGTCATTCCTAACTGTACCAACAATAGAACCAAATGCACCAGATGATGGTTGTGTTAAAGTGTCATCTGCAAACAAGTATGCATTTTGAATTGTTGTTAGTTTTACAACTTTATTTTCTTTACATTCTAAGAAGCTAACATTTTTTCCTTTTACAGAAGAAATAATATATTCAGCTTCAGATCCCTCTGTTCCTTCATTATTAAAATATACTTGTGAGTTAATAGAGAAGTTATCAGATGATCTAGTTACATCAATAGCATCAACAGTTCCAGATTTTACATCGCCAATAGAAGCGATGACTCCTTCACCATTACCTTGCATTCCAGCAGTGTAATATTTTTTAGACTTCTTAGGAATATCATCTTGATTGATGTTAGAGTTGTAATTACTATCAACAGGTAGAGAGTAGAAATTCTCTCCTAAAATGTACGGGTATTGCGGTACTTGATTGCTATCAATAGTAATGAAATAAGCATAAGTTCCTTGCGGAAAGTCTGGGGTAATACAAAATCTTCCATTGTTTTGATCTAGTGTGCCACTCTTATGAGTGTACGTGTAGTCATTATTAAACGATCCAAGAGGATACTTGGAAAGCGAAGGACCTTCTTTACGAGTTCCATTCAAAGAATAACTAGATGTCATTCTTACAATCGAAGAACTAGGATCTAGTGGATTCTCATAACCAAAGGCACCGTAAATTGGGTTACCATCGTAAGCGAATCCAACAATAGGAGAATGAGTTTTTTCAGCAGGTTCAGTTCCTGCACTGTTGATATTATCGTTAAGAGCAACACGTAAAGCTTTTGGATTAGCAACGTGTCCATAACCATACTCTAAAGCACTATTATAATTTTGGAAGATATAACCATACTCAGTATCAAGTTCATTTTCTAGTTTGTTAAATCTATTGAAATTCCATTCCTTTAACAGAGGAATACCAGTTGCATCTTCACCAACAGGAATGATATCTACCCTGACAGTATTTTGATTATAGAAATTACCTTCATCAATTTTTTCAAATCCAGTAATCTCACCGTCAGTGTTTACAATCGCATTGTAATTTGCAAATCTACCTCTACCAGCATTGTCTGTAATTCTTACAAGTGGTGGAGAAGAATAGAATTCACCAGCATTATCAATAACAAGACTTGTTACTTTACCACCAGTTACAATTGCACGCACAGATGCATTCCTACCAGAAGTGATAGTAACATCTGGAGTTCTTGGAAAAACATCTTGAGTATCTACGATGATTCTCTCTACAACCTGACCAGTTAAGACTGCTCTAGCTTTATTAGGTACCTGATCAATCAATACGAAAGGTGGTTTAGCATAACCCCTACCTTGTGTGTTGACTTTGATTTCTTCTAACTTACCAAAACGAATACTATCGTGATCCCTGAAACCGTAGACAGGGACACCGTTTAGAAGGATACCAACATCTCTATTTGGAGTTTTATATTTTTCTGTTGTTCTTGTTGCTTCTTTTCTAATAATACGAAGAATTTTTTGATCTAGTAATTCTTCATTTACTGTAGATCCATCAAGAATCTTATATGATGGGAAAGACGAAGATGTGATATAATAATATTGATCATCTGCAAAAATGGATGATACATCTGTAGTTAATTCACTTAAGGAAGATTGAACACTAGGTAATGTTGGAATTACTGGTGCAGATCCTGAATTCAACAACCATCTTGTCTGGTTGGTATTAGTTTGTACAATTTTAGTATCATCAGTCTCAAAACCAGGATTAGATACTTGAATCTTATCGTTAGGACTGGAATATGGTTGAGCAGATTCTGTTGTTAAATTATAAACAACTCCAAATGTAAGTAGTGTTACATCAGAGTTTGCAATCGTTACTGGTTTGTATACTGATGTTCCTGCTGGATATGCAATAGCTCCAGAAGGTTGTCTATCCTTGATGATAAACTGAGTAACAGTTTTCTCTTGGAATGTAATTGTTTCATCACCAATTAAAATAGAACCAGTCTTCTCCCATCCAAGAGTAGATGACACATTGATTCTATTACCAGTGCTGTCTGTTCCAGCAACTGCTTTCTCAAGTTTAGTCTTAGTTGAGATTGCAAATGTACCATTTACAGTCTCTGGTGCAAGTACAATATTGTAAATTACTTCGTTATCTGCTGTACCATCAGCATATACATTATCTACAGTAGCATCTGCATATCCATACTCTGCAGTAGCTTCCTGTACAACCTTCTTTCCAATTAAACTTCTAACATCACCAGATACAACCTTACACTTAAGAGCAAATACATTAACCCAATCAGAATCAGATGCCTTATATGTAAAATCTCTCGGTTTATAAACTTCTGGTTTATTGTCTACTTCTTTAGCGACAATAGTATTGAAAATAAATTTGATGGAACTTGTAGTTCCTTTTGCTTTGTAAAACTTCTGAATATTTTTAATCAGAGTTCTCTTATCTACTTCACCTTTGAGATACTTCTCTGGAAAAGAACCAAGATACTGGTTCTCAAAATTCTTAATTAATGCATATAAGAAAAGGTTGCTTACATTAAGAACCTTTTGACCAGAGCTATGTGGTGCTGCATCTGTGCTGGTGTACCCTGACGAGTTATAAAGATCACCCAGAGTTGTGTTACCACTGACACCTCTAACTGCTCCTGATAGAGTCGTTCCTGTTCTTGATTCATAAAAAATGATTTCATCATCAATTTTTATGTATCCGTTTTTCTCTGGAAAACTCGTTGCATCTTGTAATACAATTGTATCATCAGTATCAGTGATACTAACGTCCAACACATCAGACTGTTTAAGGAGATTTTCTTCATAATAATCTATGTCTGCATATTTTTGAATGTTGTTAATAACATCCAGCGTGCCACCTTGCACCTCCTGCTGTTCATAATACTTAGTAACAAACTTACTAAAAAGTTCGTACTCTGTACTGATGAATTCAGGAAGCTGCGATTCAATGAGAGTAGAAATTCTCTTAGTCTTTACAGCAGGCATTTACTTTACTCTTTATATGCAGTGAATGAGGAATTAGCAACATCAACGTCAAGGTATACTTCACGCATCGCCTTGATATCATTAGAAAGTGGTTTGACTCTAACAGAAATGCGATTGTCGAAGAAACTACCTTTGATGATAGTTAAGTTGTACATTTTAAGTTCGCCTTTGACATAATCAATGTCGCCAACTTCCTTGTCGAGAACAACCTTTTCGCCAGTTACGCTATCTATTCTATATAGGACAATTTTGCTATCCCTGTCCTCTACATAAACATCGAAATTGGGATATTCAGTAACTCTAAATCCAGTGCTAGAAAGGATTGGATCATCACAGTCCTTATCAAATGCATTCTGGAAACATACTTCATAATAGAAGGTAGAATTAAGAGAAGGATAGAAGTCCTTTCTCATTGTGACACTAGTGAGATTGGAATTGATAGACTTATCTGAATCATCAATCACACTAACCAGTTTACTGTACCTAAACTTACCATTGAACTTTTCAGTATCACTAGTATCAAGATAAGACTGTACGTTACCGATTACTTTATCTCTAATCTGTGATGGTGTCTGATCTGTTGCCTCACGGTTGTAGTAAATCTTACTTGAGACTTCAACAAATAGAATAGAAGGATCTATTAACTGAGGTTCTACAGATGCAACAACATACTTCTTTAATTCTTCTACAATACTGTTCTTTGTCAGTGATGTAATGTAACTTGCATCTTTTGGTTTCAATGCAATGAATACTTTACCATATTGTGGTGGATCCTGATCCTCACCACCAAAAATAATGATGTCACTGGTTGCAGGATACACTTGACGTACAATTGCCTCATAGTCCTGAGAGGTCACTGCACGGTCTTGTGTGCCGTATGCCTTAGGAGCGGTATATTTGATCTTCTGTGTGCTTTCAATCTCTTCACCGCCTGCTGAGGCAACAGTAGAGGTTATAGATGTAGTAAATGCATTAGGAGATACACCATTAGGGTTCTCTAGTACACCAGAGAAGACAAATGTACGAACTCCATTACTTTCAGGACCTGATGTTGTTAAGTAAGATACCTCAATACGTGCATTGTTCTCTAATTTCTTACCTAGAACACCATCGCCCATCAAAATCTCATATCTCTCATCTTCAATCTCATCAAGGAAGAAGACTTTAGATGTAGCGTCCACACCTAGAATGTTATCTGCTATTAGGTATGGTTCACTGAAACTACCTCCAGTAGGAAACACCTTTACTCGGATAGTGTTAGTATCAATATTTGCGTTATCAAGAATAAACCTTTGACTCTTTAATGCAGAGCTAACAGTAAATGTATTGACAAGTTGAGTTCCTTCTTTGACTTCAACGTTAGTAAATGTGGCAACATTATTAATTACCTGTGCCTTTACATCATCAAGTGTAACATACTGATAGATGTTGTTATCATAAGAAGCAATAAATCCTGTTCCTTTCTTCAGGATCAGTTCTGTATCAGTTGTTGGGTTATCATAAGTTACAGTAAAAGAGACATACGCAGTAGGAGCGGTAGCACTCTTGGGTCTGTACCCTAGTTGCTTCGCAATCGCTACTACGTTGTCTCTCAAGGTGGCAGAATCAATGAATAGTTCATTGACTACCATGTTTGTATTAAACGCCGTATAGTAGGTGTTATAGGCGAGTGTATCAATTAAGGTGGACAATGCCGATCCATCAAAATCGTAGTCAGTAAAATCCGACTGTGCTCTCATGTATTCTTTGAGAGATGTTTTGATCTGGTCAAAATCTAAATTGGCAACCTGAGTATAAGGCATTATCGTGTACGCTCTAAGATGAACTCTACTGCCACTGGTGTGTCTTCTCTTCCAGTAATTCTATACTGAAGTTCTACGTTATAACCATTGTTATCATAATCAGGTTCACATAGAACTTCATCTACAGATATTCTTGGTTCATAACGAGTAATGGTTTCTCTGATTTCTTGCTTAATAGTACCAGCAGACGCATAATCCAATGGTTCAAATAGCATGTTCTGAATATCACAACCTAACTCAGGTTGAAACGGTCTTTCACCTTTCCTTGTAAGCAACAAACCTGTGATTGCTTGAACAATCGCAGCCTTATCCTTCACTGATACTAAGTCATCAGTAACGGGATGCTTTTTAAATGTAACACTCAAATCTTTGAATGTTTGAAAGGTTGGCATTTAGACACAGCAAGGCTGTTTCTATTTATCACTTACCACAGAATCCGTCCGCCCACTCTTGCTCACTTAACATTTGTTTCTTGTTTTCCATCTCCCACAACTCCCTATCATCATTCTTCTTAATCTTCCTCAAAAGTCCTTCAGAATCATATTCTGTGATGAGTCTACGTCCACTGTTAATGAACTCTTCTGATTTGTCTACTTTAATCACCATGGTTCTCCAGTAAAAGGTTTAATAGAACTTTTATTGGGGTTACCATCCCACATGTATTTATGTCCGCGTAATTATCGCGGAACTTATGCTAGGAATTCAACATTCCCGCTTGGTTTCTGATTCTCTAATTTTTCAGTTGGTGTTTCCCAGAAATAATCATCAGTATCTCCTAGTCTTCCCCAGTCCGTTCCTGACTCGACTTGGTATTCAATCGTAGAAACCTTAAAGTCTGGCGTCTTGGGGTCTTGTGGCGTGATAGAGAGGTCATACAGACGCATCCTGTTGTTCGGATACAATGCATACTGTCCATTTTCAAGTTGAATGCAGTTATGACTCTTATGTTCTTGTGGAACCTCACTCACATTATTATCTACGACATCAATATTCGCATG